TAAGGTGATAAGCAACTACCAAGGGGAAAGCGATCAGATAGATGCTGAAATTAAGCGACTCAAGGCTATGAAAGAAAGCCGGGATAAGAAGGTCACATGGTTAACAGAAAGCCTCAAGAAAGCCATGCTAGTAAGCGGAATCGAGAAGATAGATTCACCTTTATTTAAGATCTCATTGAGAAGATCCGAAGCGGTGGAGGTAGATGTAGTAGAAGCCCTGCCTTCTTTATTTCAGAATGTGAAGAATGTAGTAACTGCTGATAAGATGGCAATCAAAGAAGCAATCAAAAAAGGCGAGACTGTATTTGGTGCTAGAATTATTGAAAATTTTAATCTGCAAATCAAATGAGCAACTATCTATACCTAGGAAAATTTATTCAGAGACCCGGTGATCTAGCCCCCAAGGGGGTTAGGTCTACCTACCAAACTGAAAAGCTACCTTTTAACGAAACCTTTGAGAAAATATGGCAGCTTGCAAGCACGAAAGCCTAGTCCCATTGGTACGGGAACTATACACCCAAGGCAACACGAAGCACCAGATAGCGGAGATCATGGGGATCAGGATAACTACTGTAAACTACATCCTATACGGGGTGTTAGAAGTTCAATGCAATAACCCGAGAAGCAACCTAGTAAACGAGATGCCGAGGGAACTAGTCAACCGGGTAATTACCCTGTACTGCTGGGGTTACTCCAAGAAAGAAATAGCTGAAGATCTAGAAATTAAGTTTAAGCTAGTGGCGGATTTAGTCAAGGAGGCTACAGATAAAAAATTGATTCAAAAATATTTGTGATAAAATAGTTTGTTATTCTAATTTATTTATTAGTTTTGTTCATCATTAACCATAACCAAAATCCAAATGAAAAAAGCACTCCAGATTACAGGCAAAATTCTTTACACGATCCTTGCCCTTTCGCCCATCTTTGCACTTGGCTACATGCTAGGCCTTAAATTATTGTAATATGCAAAAGCTAGAATCACTCAAGAAAGTAGGTCACAGATTCTTTGTGAAGCATCCTAAATTTAGAGGCGAAGGAACTCTATTTTTCAGAGGTGGTGAGTTCTACTACCTACCTGAATTTTCATCTGAGATCCAGATGACTAAAGAAGAAGTATTAACTATTTTAAACAACTAACCAAAATCCAAAATGGAAAATCTAAAAATCAAAACCCTTAGAACAGTAGATGTTGAATCTGATTTCACCCTGTCTACCTACTTTACTATTAATGAGTACACTCACTACAAGCTGATAGACAAAAATACTAGCCTAGCTGTAACATTCTACCCTAGCAGCAAGGAAAGTATTTTGGCTCTGGAGTTATTCCCTAGCATCCGCTTGGAGAATCTACGCTATGTGCAGTATGTGGTAAAGCCTGAGAACTATCTGGAGATCACGGAAGAAGAATTCAATAAGCATTTAAATGAGGCTAAAAAATTTATTTTATCCCTATGAAATCCACTGACTCACAAACCGCTTTGATCAAGGGATGGCTGCTAAATGGCAAATCTATTACGCAGCTAGATGCCTTGAATATGTTTGGCTGCTTTAGGCTTGCTGCTAGGATAGCTAACATCCGGGAGGAAGGCTTCGACATAGTTACGGACATGATCACCGTAAACGATAAGAGGGTAGCAAATTATCGCCTATCCAAATGAGAAGGCGAAACCTAACCGAATACGAAAAGGAAGTGATCTTTGAAAGATGGCAGGATCGAATACCTACAAAGGTCATAGCCATAGAATTTGGAGTAAGCTATATGTGCATTTATAACCAACTAAAAAGAAGGAATTTAGTAGGATAATGGAAAAAAATTTCTATATTCGAATATCGAATTATTCCTGCGGTGAGAGGCAAGAATGATTCCAGAGGTTTATTTTAACCTAGCCCGACAGACTCTCACCTGTTGGGCTTTTTTATTTTCAAAAAATGAGCGGATGGATAAAATTACACAGGCAGCTGCAAGATCATTGGATATGGTCAAAGCCTGAATACCTTAAGTGGTGGCTAGATATTTTGATGTCAGCAAACATAGAACCGAAAAGGGTATTAATCAAGGGACAGCTACTAGAAGTAAGCAGGGGTGAGGTAATTTACTCCTACGAAACTTGGGCAAATAGGTGGAAAATTAACAAATCTAAGGTTTTAAGATTTTTAAAAATGCTCGAGAAGGATTCAATGATTCTGCTAAAAAGCGAAACGGTAACAACACGGCTAACTATCTGTAAATATGACACTTACCAAGGTGAGCGAAACGATAGTGAAACGCAAGTGAAACGCATCTGGAACGCAAGTGAAACGCAAGTGAAACCAACTAAAGAAATAAAAGAATTAAAGAATGAAATAATCTTAAATAGATATATTATAGAGGAAGAATTTTTTATTGAAAAACCTATGCAGATTCCTTTTGCTAATCAACTAAAAAGCCTCCACAATATTTCAGATTCTGATCTAGCTAAATTTATTCAGGAATACCTAGCAGTAAATGAAGGAAAAGAATTCAAAGCGATTCAGGATTTAAAAAGGGATTTTAATTATTTTATTAAAAATTCTATTAACTTTCAAAGCAAAGTAACAAACAAGCCTACCTACAGGCCGAAAGAAGAAAAGCCTAAAAGCAAAAACATATTTGCTGATATGTATCAGGAACTACTAAGAGAAGAAGAACTAAAAAAACAATCTAACCTATGAAAGGAATAATTTTAAAGCACCTGCAAAAAATGGAATTTGTCTGCGGGCTTAAGCAATTTAAAGAGTACAGCCAAGAAGACGGGGTCGAATTACTTAACTGCCTGAACAAGCTATTTAGTAGCTACGGATGGATGAATGAAAGCCGAGTGGATTACATCCTTCATGCAGGGATGCGTGGGCAGTATGGTGACTTCTACCATGTGAACGAAAAGAATGTGAGTGTATGGATCAACCAATACTACGCACACCACCAGAGCCAAATAGTTCAGGAGGTACAGGCAATGAACCGGGTAGATAGAGAACCTACAGAGGAAGAGATAGCGCAATGGATAGAAATCGGAAAGCAGATCTTCAGGGACAACTACCAAAGCGCAAAGGAAAGCGGGTTCTGCAAGGATCTAGCTGAGTGGGGAGGCAATTGGTTTAATAAGTTCCAAGAGAAAGGAATCCTGAAGCCTTGGGAGTACCCGGTAGAAGACATTGAAAAGGATGTTCGCAGGGAGTTAAGGATCAGCACTAGATACATAGATGAAGTCACCGTAGGGGCAAAGTCAAAGAATAAAATCTGGAAGTTATTTATTCTAGAATCGATTAAGGAAAATAGAAACTTAGATAAGCTAATATGAGACACGGCTCACTATTCAGCGGAATAGGAGGCTTTGACTTAGCCTCAGAATGGATGGGATGGGAAAACGTATTTCATTGCGAATGGAATCCCTTCGGACAAAAAGTACTTAATTATTATTGGCCTAATGCAATCACTTATCATGACATTACAAAGACAGATTTCACTATTCACAGAGGATCAATTGATATCCTTACAGGCGGGTTCCCCTGTCAACCCTATTCATCCGCAGGCAAGAGACTCGGCAAGGAGGATGACAGACACCTCTGGCCTGAGATGCTTAGAGCAATTCGAGAAATTCAGCCGACCTACATCGTGGGCGAAAATGTTCGTGGGCTTGTTAATTGGAATGGAGGGATGGTATTCGATGAAGTGCAATCTGATTTGGAAGCTCAAGGCTACGAAGTCACACCGTTTTTACTTCCAGCTGCAAGTGTTAACGCTCCCCACAGAAGGGATAGAATTTGGTTCATTGCCTACAATGCTACCTACTCCAACATGCTTCGATGCGACAAACGCATCAAATACGATGAAGTCAACACAGGTGAAGGAAGGTTCAATGCACTCTGTGACATTGAACAGAGCGATGAGTATGGGACTTCTTCCAACTCCTTGCGCTATGGACATGAAAGCTGGCAGGAGGGGGAATGCTCCAAGAAAAAACCACAATCCAATAAACAACAATTTAAAGGATGCAATAAATTATTTAGAACAAACTTCCAAATGTTCCCAACTGTCTCCCCAATTTGTGATGGAGATGATGGGCTTTCCGAAAGACTGGACGGAATTACCTTTTCTAAATGGAGAAACGAATCAATCAAAGCAGGAGGAAACGCTATAGTTCCACAGGTAGCCTATCAGATTTTTAAAGCCATAAGTCAGAATAACGAACTAAATAAACAGCTAAGTATATGAAAAAGTTAATTGAAAATTTAACTCCTAAAAAGCAGGATCTATTCAGCATCCAGACTACGCTGCTAACTATCTTTACCCTTTTGCACTTTGAATTTGACTGCGGTCTATGGTTTATATTTATCATAGCTGCGGTTACGATAGCTATGGATTTTGTTTATAAGGCCTGCAAATGATTCAATTCAATATAAACCAGAAGCCTCTTTCAGTAAATGAAGCCTACCGGGGTCGAAGATTCCGAACCAAGGCCTACATTGAATTTGAAAGAATGATGCTTTTGAAAATGCCAAAGGGCAAAGTAGATCCTGAGCAGATGCTGAGGGTTGAACTGTTCTTTGGTTTCTCCACCAAATCAGCGGATATAGATAACCCGATCAAGGCAACGCTAGATCTAGCACAGAAAAAGTACGGCTTTAATGACAAAATGGTTTTTGAATTGAATGTCAGGAAGTGCTTAGTTAAAAAGGGGGACGAATTTATCAGCATGGGAATATTTAAAATGCTACCATTTTAGACAAAATTCACCTTTTAAAATAGGATATTAATTTTAATCCTATATTTGAATAAATAACAAACCAAATGAGCGTAGAAGAAGGATTACTAATTAGAAGATCAAGAAAGAAAAGCGGATACACGCAGCTAGAACTATGCAAGAAGCTGGGGATAAGCCATGCACCTATCAATCAGGTAGAGAATGGATGGGAAAGCATAAGCCTGTTCAATCTTAGGATGATTTGTGAGGCTATAGGTCTGGAGGTAGTGATCAAAGAAAAGATATAGTCATGTGGTGGAATGTAGACACACATCGGAACTGCTTGTAAAAGTGATGGCACAATGAGATACCCTATATTTGTGCGTGCAGGTTGGAATCCTGCCATGACTACGAGGCTAAGTGATCCCACCTGCCTACAATTGGGATGTGAGTTGTTAGTAGGTAGCCTTTCTTATTACGGCATAAATGCCACAAATAAAAAAATAGAAAATGGCTAGAGGGCTTCCCAAATCATCACTAGATTATTCACTTGAAATCCGCTACAAGCTTTCAAGCGGTGAATGGTCTGCATGGATGAATAAGGGAAAAGGTAGCTTTCAAAGTATAGAGATAGTCCAGAGGCAGATAAGACTCCTAGCAGCCTCATATTACGGCCGTGAGAAGGAGATCAGGTTTGAATGGAATGGATGGCTTTGCGATTTTGCAGGGCTTCCCACAGGCGAAGTAATCAGCCTAAAATGAAAGCGATAGGATGGCTATACGATCAGGAGTTTAAATATGTATTTCAGAATATAGGGAAAGACTTATGGGAAGATCTCAGGCAGGAGGTAGCAGTCATAGTCCTGGAGTATGATGCAGACAAACTCAGGGAACTAGAAGCCAAAGGAAAGCAGGTCTTCAAGTTCTGGATAGTGCGAATCTGCTGCAATCAAACGAATTCAAAGTACGGGAAGTTTGGCAGGCTATACGGGAGCCTTGTACCTGTGGAGGATATTATGAAGTTCGTAAAAGAAGAACAGCAAATCGATAACAGTCAAGAAGTAGCGGATGGGATAGCAAAGATAGTGCAGGGCTTGTATTGGTACGATCAGGAGATCCTAAGTTTATATGTGGAACTTGGCTCAGTCCGGAAGGTAAGTAAGCAAACAGGAATCCCACACACTTCAATTTTTATCACAATTAAAAAAATTAGATCATGTATCAAATCGCAGTTAGTGTACTAGGATCAATTGGGATAACCCTGATCTACTTCTACATCCTGAACTTTCCTAAATTTTTTAAAGAAGTCACAGGTAGGAAGTTGGTCAAGCCCTTCAGCTGTTCCTTTTGCATGTCCTTCTGGATCAGCTTCTTTTTTCTAATTTTAAAAACGGATTTACTAGAAGCGATATTTATATCTAGCGCAGCACCCTTTATCTATCTTTATGTGGAGGATCATTTTACTAATAAGTTTGAACTATGACACCAAGTGCAAAGGCAGATCAATTGCTGATCAAATTTAAAATGAGTGAATGCATACATGGGTACAATGATGTAAGAGATTTACACGCTGCAAATAGATGTGCAATAATAGCAGTAGATGAAATCTTAAAAGTATTGTCTAAGTATGGAACAAAAGAATATGAATATTGGGAAGAAGTTAAAAACAAACTACAAAAACTATGACACCTGAAGATTTAGAACTATTCAAGAAGCACATGCCTTTGTACGAAAGCTACAAGAAGCACGCATTTATCCGTAATTATGACAAGGAAGTCTACACGGAATTGATCTACCTGTATACCACCTATGTTAACCCAAAGCACAACTTCAGCCATTGGTGCAGTAGCTGTCGAATGGAATTGGTAAACTATCTATACGGATGGTACACAAACGAAGAAAATACTACTTGGTATCGGCAGCAGGAGGAAGAAAGTGCCGAAGTACAGGAGGAAGCAGTAGCCCCGGTGAAAAGAGGAAGAAAACCTAAAACCACATAATATGGAAACCAAACCAAAAGTAAAATTAGGAAGTGGAAAGAAAAGAAACCCTACTTGGATGACATCTTCTTTTTGTATCAGCGATGCTGAGGCACACGCATACACCTATGAGGGAAAGAAGTATGTGAACATTTCTATCAATGTTTTTGATGAACCAAATAAATACGGAAAGGATGTAGCCATTACCCTAAACGATTACAAAAAAGAAGAAAATTTAAACCCTGAGGTTAACAAGATGCCTACAGCACCGGTGACCTATGAAGCTGAAGATTACGATCTACCCTTTTAATGAAAAAGCATACCAAGATTTATATGGAATATTTTGGCTACACGATAGCTGATTTTATTCCCTGTGAATCCTGCGGATCTCAGGCAGTAGACATTCATCATATCAAAGCAAGGGGAATGGGTGGCAGCAAAACAGCGGATTACATAGAAAACCTTATGGCCTTGTGCAGGATCTGTCACGATACTATGGGGGACACCAAAAGCTACCGGGAATACCTTGAGGAAAAGCACGAACAAAAAATGAATCAACCTAAATAAAAAACCATGGCAAACTTTCAATTAAATTTTAACAGCGAGAAAAAAGTGATCAGCATCACCCTTGACAATGAAGATGGAATCTTTGATCTAGCACACCTTTTCAAGAAGCTTTTAGATGATGCAGGTATCCCGAACAAATTAGAAGAAAAGGATGTGACACCTGTGGAAACTTTACAAGTAGCAAACGAAAAGCTAGACTAATGGAAATCAGAAGCTGCAAACTTTCGGAGATAAAAAGTAATCCGAACAACCCCCGTATCATCAAGGATGACAAGTTCAGAAAGCTAGTCAATTCTATTCAGGAGTTCCCAAAGATGCTTGAGATTAGGCCTATCGTGGTGAATGCCGACATGATTGTGCTAGGTGGTAACATGAGGCTGAAGGCATGTAAGGAAGCAGGTCTCAAGGAAGTTCCTATCATCTTTGCGGATGATCTCACAGAAGATGAACAAAAGCAGTTTATAATTAAGGATAATGTAGGCTTCGGTGAATGGGATTGGGATATGCTTGCGAACGAATGGGAACCTGAATTGTTAAATGAGTGGGGTTTAGAAGTTCCAAATTGGGGTGAGACTCCAGACTATGATATCTTAGATGATGATGAGGCGAATGGGCAGCTAGAAGATATGACTTCCGGGGTAAAGAAAGCTATTCAAATAGAATTTGATCTTGAGCACTATGAAGAAGCTTTTGAACTAGTCAAGTTCTGGAGGGAACAGGGTGCCTATGTTGGTGCTATGATTATAGAACATCTTAAGGCAGAAAAGCAAAAGTTATGATTTTAAAAAGAGGGTCTATAGATGGAATTCATTTCTTTTACCGGGAAGGATTTTCGGATATAAAAACATTCGAAGAAGTCATAGGCAATAAAACCTACCTGAAAAAAGGAATGACTATTGATAAGGGGGAAAGATGGATGGACTGCGGAGGGAATGTAGGTGCCTTTGCTTTGCTAGCTTGTTCAAAAGGGGCTCAGGTAACCATATACGAACCAGATCCTTATAACTGCGAGATGATTCAAAAGAACTTAATGCTAAATGGGTTTAGGGCAGATATTGAACAGCATGCATTAGTCCATGATCAAACAAAAGAATTAGTTTTATTCATAGGTAATAACGGCAACGTATGGAGAAACTCAATAGTCAAAAAATGGAATAATAAAGGCATCAAAGTAAAATGTTTAAACTTCGATGAGGAGGCAGCAAAATTTGATTGTTGCAAGATGGATATTGAAGGAGCAGAAATGCTGATCCTAGAGAATACCAATAAAGTATTTAAAAAATTGGTTTACGAGTGGAGTTTTGATATCGATGGAAGCCTACCTAGATTCTGGAATATAATTGAAAAACATCAAAACCAATATTCAGATTTTAAAGATGTAGGGAACACCGGTAAATTCAAATCAAGAGATTATGATACTTGGCAGAAATCATGGTTCCCTGCATGCACAAATGTTTTTGCTTTTAACAAATAAAAAAATGAAAAGAATTGAATTAGTAAAAGTCTCTCACAATATTCAGATTGGTGAGGTTTGCGGACACATCGACCCGAACATAACAGAAGATTCTTTGTTTTACGATAATGGTGAACTTGTAGGATTTTACCTGAAGGATATTTCAAAGTATTCCGAAAAGGCTGGTAAACTTGCTGAGTTGGCAGATTATGAACTTAGAACTAAAAACGTACCTAAATCTATAATGAAAAGGTCTAGTGGATTTTTGAACTCAGAAAATGAAGTGCTGCAATATTCCACGATCATTGGAAGCGTTCCTCCTAAGCCACACATGAGAAGACCATACGCTACGATCTCAAGTGTTCATAACGTAAAGACTGCTCAGACCTTTATCAAAGCCATGCTGATGCTATGCAAAGAGAGTGAGCAAATAATCAAGGAACTTGCACCTGAAATTTACGAAAGGCAAAAGGGTATTATTGAAAAAAATATTCCAAAGAAGTGGAGGTTTAGCGATCTATTCACAAGTTCAATTTCTAACTATAATATCCCGGCACCCTTCCACAGGGATGCAGGTAATCTTGAAGGATGCGTGAACGTAATTATAGCTAAGAAAAAGAATGCAACCGGGGGGAATACAACAGTTCCGGATTATGCTGCAACAATGGATTCAAGTGATAACTCTATGCTTGTCTACCCGGCTTGGAGGAATGTTCACGGGGTTACTCCTATCGTTCCAACACATGAAGGGGGATACAGAAACAGCTTAGTTTTTTATCCGTTGAAAGCGTTTAAAGGACTTGAATAATTATCAAAACTCAACACTATGAAAAAGCCTGATACATCTGTAATAGAGAAAGCCATCGTGAAGGCATTTGGGAACCTGTCTACGGCTGCAAGATCATTGCAGGTAGATAGAGTAACCCTATACAAATGGATCGAGCAGGAGGGCTTAGAACAGGCTGTAATTGAAGGCAGGAATACTAGGCTTGATTTTGTAGAAAGTAAGCTAGACCAGAAGATAGATGGCGGGGATACTACCGCCATCATTTTCTTTCTTAAAACTCAAGGCAAATCCAGAGGCTATGTAGAAAGGCAGGAAGTGACCGGGGCAGATGGGAAGAAACTATTTGAGGTGACCATTATAGATGGCGCAGATTAAACTAAAAACCAACAAGGTATTCAGGCACCTAGAAGAAAGCACGGCTAAGATAGTAGTGCAGCAAGGAGGTACCCGATCAGGCAAAACTTTTAATATCCTCCTGTGGATAATCTTCAGCTACTGCCAAAGGAATGAGGGGAAGATAATCACGATCTGTAGGAAGTCCTTCCCGGCTTTGAGGGGTACGGTCATGAGAGACTTTTTTCAGATCCTCAAGGATCATGACATCTACTCTGAAGATGATCACAGCAAAAGCAATAACGAATATAGGCTAAACGAAAACACAATCGAGTTTATTTCTTTGGATATGCCTCAAAAAATCAGGGGTAGAAAGCGGGATCTACTTTTTGCAAACGAAGCAAACGAATTGACTCATGAAGATTGGACTCAGCTACTTTTCCGTACAAATGAAAAGGTGATTCTTGACTACAATCCATCTGAAGAGTTTCACTGGATCTACGATCAGGTGCTGACTAGATCAGATGTTGATTTCTTCCAAACCACCTACAAGGATAACCCCTTTTTAGGCGATGTAATCAAAGAAGAAATCGAAAGGCTCAAAGGGATAGATGAAAACTATTGGAGGGTCTACGGACTTGGAGAACGGGGGCAGGCTAGATCCCTAGTATATACTTTCAGTACTACAAAAGAAATCCCAAAGGAAGCAAAGCTAGTAAGCTACGGGCTTGACTTTGGATACTCAAGTGATCCTACCAGCTTGGTAAGAACCTACATCTTAGATGATAATATGTACGTGGATGAACTGCTATATCGCACAGGAATGACTAACCAAGACATCGCAAACGAAATGAAAGTTCTGGGGTTGGATCGTAGCAATGAAATCTATGCCGATTCAGCAGAGCCAAAAAGTATAGAAGAGATCTATCGGATGGGATGGAATGTAAAGCCAACGATCAAAGGATCTATCAACATAGGGATTGACATAATCAGAAGATACAAGCTGATAGCAACCGAAAGCAGTTTCAACTTGATCAAGGAACTAAGAAACTACAAATACATAGAAGATAAAAACGGGCAGATGACCAACAAGCCCGTGGATAATTTCAATCACGCTCTGGATGCGCTTCGCTATTCAGTAGTGAACAAGATATCCAAGAGCCATCTAGGTAGGTATTCTTTCAGATAGAAACATAAACCAAACAAAATATATTTAGAATCATGTGGGATAAATTAACCGTTGGGCAGTTCATAACCTTGTACGATATCGAGGCAAGCCAAAACCTAAACATCATCGAAAAGCAGCAGAAAATGTTAGCGGTGATAGAGGGTAAAAATGAGCGGGAGTACGATGACTACAAGTACAGGGACTTAATACAGGAGTATGGCGAAAAGCTATCTTTCTTCAACAATATCCCTGAGTCAAAGCCTGTGGACTACTTGCAAACCGTAACAAATAGATACAAGTTTTGTTACGAACTTCAGGAGATAACAGCAGGGCAGTACATCGATATCCTTTCCTTCAGCGGTGAGATCATGCAGTTGAATAAGATTGCTGCCTGCTTCTTTCTTCCTATGGAGGGTGACAAATACAAGGGCTATGGGGTGGTGCCTCATGAGGTGGTAGCAGATGATTTGCTAGAGGCTAACTTCTTGCAGGTTTACGGGTGCATGCTTTTTTTTTGTCAATTATTCAACGAGTTAATAAGCAGTACCATAACCTACTCAATTCAGAACAAGGAGATGGCGGAGAAAGCAGCCCGTTTATGGCGCGCTGGGGTTGGATCTACAGCACAAAACAGGTGGCAGACTTCAACAACATAACGGTTAATGAGGCTTACGATTTACGGGTAGTGGAGTATCTAAACTGCCTAGCATATTTGAAGGATTACAATAAACACAAGGATCTCGAATACAAGAAATGGCAGTTGCAACAAAGGAACAGGTAGACGGACTAGTCAACATCGGAGGCGTAAGGCTGAAGGGTAACGAATTTATAGCTGCTGTAGAAGGTGCCCTTGTTAAAAATATTACAGATGCCATGCAAAAGCTAGGTATATCTGTAGTGGATAATCTAGCAAAGTATTCCCCGGTAGATGAAGGAAAGCTTGCAGGATCTTTTAGGGTTTTAAAAGTAAGTGAAACTAAGACGGGTTACCGGTTAGAAATTAGCGTAGGTGCTGAGTACTCAGATTACCAAGACAAAGGGGTGAAGGGTATTAGAAACAGGCGGAAGACCTTCCCAAATGCTGAGGGTAGATTCTACCAATTCAAAACATACGGGATGCCTGTCGAGGCACTGCAAGGCTTAGAAGGATGGATGAAGCGCAAGAACATGGAGATAGATGCGACTAACCTTAGAATTAAGTATGGAGATGAAACGGTTGTAGGTAGGCAGATGCTACCACAGATTTCAAGCAGTGCAAAGAGGCTAGCATACTACATTAAAAAGTACGGTATTGAGGGTAAGCAGTTTGTGAAGAAATCAATTGATGAAGCAACACCTGAATTCAACATCGACATTCAAAACATTGGATTTAATTCCTTGACTTTAAAAATAAGCAAATGATAACCCTAGTTCAGCCTACAAATAGTATCCTGCCTGCATTCAATCGGATCAACTATACGATCAGCAGCGACAATGCAAACCTATCCGGGTTTAAATATGTTGTGAAGGTATTCAATACTGCAAACGAATTGATCACTCAGGCATTCTACGATTCACCGGCTAACCCTGCGGATTCTGTAGAATTTGATGTGAGCAAATTTGTATCTGTAAACTTCACCTACTCAAGCGGATTCTATCAGGTAGCAACTCAGGCAAGTAACACCAACGTAATCAAAGGCTACTATCTAAAATGCTATGAGTACTACGAAGTTGCAGGGGTGTTTCAGATCGTCTCAGCATCAGAGGTGGTGAGTGCTACGAAATATGCATTGGCTGCTTCTTTGCCTTTGCTAGAAGAAAATAGTTTTGCTGCGGACATAAGCAAATACAATGGGGTAAGCAACACAAGTTACCTACCATTAACAGAATGGACTACAATCAAATCAAGGGAAACAGATGCAACTGTTTTAGGGTTTATCAATACAGGCCTTTTGACAAATGTCGAATTATTGGTCACCTATGCAAACGCAACTACAGCAACCTACACTATTGCGGTAAGCCCTAACCCTCCAGCGGTTGTACCTTGCGTGACCTACTTCCAGATCACACCTTTGACCTACGGGGGAAGCATCGACAATATTCAGCTTTTCGCAAATTGGAATAACGGATCAGCAAGAAGGGCAAAGTTTGCAACTATCTTCATTCAGTCCTGCGGTAAATTTGATCCGATGCGTTTGGCTTACCTAAACAAGTACGGGGTTTATGACTTCTTTAACTTTGACCTAGTAAGCAAGACTACCTTCGATGTTGAAAAGAAAGGATACGAGCGGAACTACTCAGGCAGCATCTATGAATCGGACGGGATCAGGGTAAAAAATATCAACCCGATCTACTACACAAAAGAAACTCAAAAGTGGAAGATCATAAGCGACTATTTAACGGATTCACAGGCCGAGATCCTTCGGGAGTTGTATTCATCCCCTTTGGTCTACATGAATTTGGTGAATGATAATTACATCACCCCATCATGGATACCTGCGAAGCCTTCAGCTACTTCCTACGAGGTTAAAAAGACTGCGGTGGACAAAGTATTCAACATTGAACTAGACCTCGAATTTCAGCTTATAAACAATCGACAGGTAATATGAGCGCAAGACTATTTATAGAAGGATACGAGGCTGACACCCTTGGGGATATAGATGTAGAATTCACCTTTTCGGTGGCAGATATCAGCGATATCGAAAGAAGGAACACCAGCTTTTCAAAGACTTTAACCCTACCAAGTACTGCGAGAAACCAGCAGCTATTCGGGAACATCTTTGATATCTCTGTAGCAAATGATATCGTGGCAGGGGCTAACATCTTGTCTAATTTCAACCCGGCAAAGCAGGCGCAAAGCCAAATCTTCCTAGATAACGTCAAAATATTTGATGGTGTTTTAAGGATGTCTAAGATAGTCAATAGGGAAGGGGATATTACCTATGAAGTGAATATGTTCGGCAGGCTGAGAGACATCCTAGATGCCTTGGGTGACCTAACCCTAGCAGACCTAGACTTTGATGACTATGACCATACCTACAATCAGGCAAATTTAGAAGCAAGTTGGTCACGGACTGAATGGGTATCTGGGGCGCAGAACTATGTCTACCCTTTGGTGGATTACGGCTACAGTGCTAATGGAATAAACTACCCTTTAAAAAACTTTAAGCCTGCTGTATTTGTAACTGAGATCCTAGAGCGGATATTTGAGGAAGCAGAATTTGAGATTCAGGAGCCAAAATTTTTTGAATCGTTCTTTTTTAAGAAGTTGATTTTATTGACTGCTGAAAAGAGCATCACTAGGGAAGTGCTGAATTTGCTAGATCAGAGAACCAACCTACTTACTCAGAATGTAACCTCCACACCTAGCTTCTCACAACTCCTAGTTTTTAATAGCGTATCTGCTCCTAGCTTTACGATAAACGGGGCAGGTAATAGATTCACCTACAATAAAACTCAGGGTTTAAACACGGGCTTGAACTTTAATGTAAGCCTAAGTTTTACTTCTTTAGCAACTTTTACAAAGAACCTTTGGACTGTTTCTATTTTAAAAAATGGTTCGCAAATTCTATCTGAAAGTGAGACAGTAACCATAGTACCACTAGGAGGAACCTATACCTACAACATAGCAATATCAGGAGGGGTTACCCTTGCGCTAAATGACTACTTCGAAGTAAGATTAACAGGTGCTGCCGTTGGGGGTGCAGGCTATAATGCCAACATCCAGAACACCTTGACAGTCGCACCGGGCGGAGTTCTAAAAATTGGTAGCACGATCCCCGTGGCGGTTGATGTAGTGGAGGGTGACACGATGAAGATCAACTACACGATGCCGAAATCTATGAAGCAGCGTGACTTCCTAAAGTCTATAATTTCAATGTACAATTTGTACATAACTCAGGACAAGCTGCAAACAAATATTCTGGAGATCATCCCTTATAATGAGTTCTTTAAAACCTTTAAAGATGAAGCACTTGATTGGAGCGACAAACTAGATGTATCTCAAGAGGTAGTAATAACCCCCTTGAGTGAATTGAGTGCAAAGGAATACCGGTTAATGTTTGACGATGATTCAGACTATTGGAGTCAAAGCTATAAGACCAAATTTAACGAAGGCTATGGGGAGAAACGGGAAATTATCCCGAATGATTTTGTCACAGAAACCAAATCTGTAAAGGTAGTTTTTGCACCCCCTGTAATGCGTGAAGAAGTAGCAGGGCGAGTGATGGTACACCTATACAAAGTTGAAAACAACGTAAAGATTCCAGACAACTTTAAGCCGAGAATAGTATTCTTTGCGCCTCAAACTCCATGCCCTACAACTTGGCAGATTCAGTATGCATCAGGGGCTGTGACTTATAATTCCTACCCTTATGCGGGTCACGTTAACAGCTTGACAGATCCTGCTTTTGATCAGCTATTCAGCTACCCTAAGGAAGTCTATTTTTCGATAGGAGCATATCCAGAGAATTCAAATTTGTACACGGAATATTACGATAACCTAATCACTTCCATAGGTGACAGAAACAGCAGGCTTCTGGAGGGTTATTTCTACTTAACTCCTACAGATATTTCAAACTTAGATTTTAGGACGATCATAAAGGTAGGCAATCACTTCTTTCAATTGCAAAAGGTAGATAAGTACAACCCGATTGCAAACGGACTAAGCTATGTTTCGCTATTTAAGATCCTAGGTGAACTTGAGCCTCAGGATTATGATTTTATCCTATTGGAGAATGACTTCTATATGTTACAAGAAAACGGGTCAAACAAGTTTTATATTTAAGAATTATGGCAGATAAGCGAATAAGTCAACTAGTAGATCGGGGCACGGTTGTAAACAGCGATGTAGTACCTATCGTGGTGAGCGGTGCGGTAACAACTAACAAAGCAACCATCTCAAGCATTCAAACCTTCATGCAGGGTAACCTTGATCTAGGGGTTACTTCTGTAGGTATCACTCTAGGAAGCAGCGGAACAGATGTAAGCGTGAGCGGTTCACCTATTACAAGTTCTGGGAATATCACTATCAATCTACCTACTGCATCCGCTACAAATAGAGGTGCTTTGTCATCTGCTGATTGGTCTACATTTAATTCAAAGCAGGGAGCAATTACCTTAACCACTACAGGTACAAGCGGTGCATCTACCTTGGTAGGTAACACATTAAACATCCCTAACTATAGCACAGATTTAAGTGGATATGTAACGCTAGGAACTGCTCAAACAATCACGGCACAGAAGACCTTCACTACTAGTGGAAGTTCGGATACGATGATTATCTCACACGGGAGTGGAAGTGGTTTTGCTTTGGATGTAATCAAGGCAGGTAATGGCGAAGCTATACGAGTTCAAAAGACTAGCGGAAGCGGTAATGCTATGACTATTTCGGGAGGTAATTTTGAAGCAGGTACAATCGTAAAAACAGGTGGGACTTCAAGCCAATTCTTGAAGGCTGATGGGAGTGTAGATTCTTCTACCTACCTAACTACAGGAAGTGCTGCTTCTACTTACCTTCCCCTAGCAGGTGGAACTTTGACAGGTGCTTTAGGTGGTACTAGTGCTAATTTTACGGGTAGTGTAGGAATAGGTACAATCACACCTGAAGGATCAGGTTTGACAGTTGCAAGTGGAGGGATATTAGTTAGTCTTGATCCAGGTGCTGCTAGAAAAGTATTAGAACTTTATGCTACAAGTACGGGGGCAAAAGTATCTTCATCTTATGTCGGTGCTTCATCTTATGGTAATTTAGAATTATTGACTTCAGGATTAGCTAGGCTTACAATAGCGGACACAGGCGCAGCTACCTTTTCAAGTAGCGTGGGAATCGGTGTTTCACCAACTGCGGGAAAACTACATATTCTTGCCCCCTCAAGTGTTAGTTATGCTCCTGTAATTGCAATAAGAGATGAAGGCAATCCTACTTTTGGATTTACCTTTAAACTTGATACGGCGGTCAATGGTGATTTGCGTCTTGATGCTGTGAACAGCGGTGTAGACACTCCTTTAATGACGTTTAAAAGGGTAACAGGCATTGTAGGCATCGGCACGGCTAGTCCTGGGGCAAAATTACAAGTGTCCGGAACAGTTGAAGCAAATGGTTCTTTATATAGAGCAGTATTTGGAACTACTGTGCAAGATGCAGATTTGACTGGAATTAGTGGCGGGAATGGTTCAGAAGTTCAAATTCAATCACCTTCCAGTACTCGTGGAGCATTTTTAACTATTGGTGGTGGAATGGCTTTTGGTGAAGCTATGGGTGGAATAGCTTTTTATAATTCTAATAATGTAGATGGAAAAAGAAATAGAGCATTTATTGTTGGTGGACAAGAAGGAGCAACTGCAGGAGAACAAGGTTCATACCTAATCTTTGGAACAGTAGCTAATACTATATCAGTACCTTCAGAACGAATGCGCATCACTTCGGGGGGGTATTTGAAGGCTAGTAATAATGGGACATATTTTGGCCCTACAAATCCTAGTCATGAATTTAATCAGACTCTAGCTGATTGGAATACTCAGTTTATAAATACAAATGCTAGTGCTCCTTATGGAATATTTTTACAATACAATGCAGCCCCAAATAATACAAGCAGTGAATTTTTGTATTGTCGAGACAATTCAGGAAGTACTATCAGGGCTACAATTCGTTCAAATGGTGGTTTAGCAAACTATCAAACAAATAATGTAAACCTATCAGATGAAAGAACTAAGAAGGATATTGAGCCTCTTGAGTCTTATTGGGATAAATTTAAGGCTATTGAGATAGTTAAATTCAAGTACATTGACCAAACTCATGATGATTTTAATATTGGGGTAATTGCGCAGCAAGTTGAAGCTGTAGCACCTGAATTTGTAGATGTAGATGGATGGAATACAAAGCCTGAACTAGATGAAGAAGGGAATGAGATAATAAGCGAAGAAGAACCTTTAAAATCTATCTATACTGCTGACCTTCATCACGCTACTATCAAAGTACTTCAGGAAGCAATGGCAAAAATCGAAAAACTAGAAGAAGAAATCAGTTCACTTAAAAACCAAATCAAATGAAAGTAACGCTTAACGAAGAACAAATCAAAATGCTTGAAGCATGGGCACAAGAGTTGCCAACAAAGTACGGGATGTCCTTCATCCAATTCCTAGCACAGCAAGTGCAGGAGCAGAACCCGAAGGAAGAAACAGAATAACAAATGGGGAATCAATCGATTCCCCTAACCTTTAAAAACCCACACCAATGGCTGAAGAAAATAAGATCATACTCGATGCAGATGTAAAACCTTTAAAGAAACAATTAAAGGAGGCAACGCTTGAACTTCAAAACGCTCGTGCCAAGTTTGGGGAGTTATCTACTGAAGCCGTAGATGCTGCAAAGAAAGTAGCAGGGATCAGGGATAGCATAGAAGATGCAAATGAACAGGCTCAGCTATTCGATCCGGGTAAAAGATTCCAAGCCTTAACAAGCGCAGCAAGTTTAGCAGCCGGGGCAGTAGGTGCCGTTCAGGGGGCTATGGGATTATTCGGTTCAGAATCTGAAGATGTTCAGAAAGCCCTTTTGAAGGTACAGTCTGCAATGGCTTTATCTCAGGGGTTATCTCAGCTTGCGGATCTTGGCAAGGTCACAGATCAGCTAAAATCTTCCTTCAAGGGATTGATAGGAACTACTGCACAGAAGACAGCAGCAACTACGGCAGATACGGCAGCAGTAGGAGCCAACACAGTAGCAAATACAGCGCAGGCAGCAGCTACAAATGCAAGTTCACTAGCAAGTAAGGCAGCAGCAATATCTATGAAGGTGCTTAGAGGGGCTTTGATTTCTTTGGGAATTCCTGCTTTGGTACTTGGCTTAATTTCTTTGGTGCAAAACTTTGGTGCTATCAAAGATGCTGTTCTAAATTTAATGCCGGGGCTAAAAGGATTTTCGGATACGATAGGAGGACTAGTCCAAAAGGTTACGGATTTCTTTGGCATCACAAGTAAGGCGAACAGGGAACTTGAGTCACTTACAAAAGGAACAGCAGCAAGAAATGAAAGCATAGAAACGCAAATCAAATTACTATCGGCACAAGGTGGTAAGGAGAAAGAGATTTTTGAACTTAAGAGAAAGCAAACTCAGCAAGAGATTCAGGACTTGATAGCCTCAGACAGGCTAGATGGAAAGACCACAGAGGAACGGCAGAAAAGAAGAAAAGAATTGCTGAATAATTTAACCTTTGAAACTGCTGCATACAATAAAAAAGAAGCGGACGAAGCAAAGGCAGCAGCGGAAAAGCAGGCAGCGGAAGCAAAGACCAGAGCGGAAAAGGCAAAGGCTGAACAGGAAAAAATTAATGAAGAAAAACTAGCAGCGGAAAAGAAACTTGCTGAGGAACAAAAGGAACTAAAAGAAAAAACCGCAGCGGAAGATACCGAATTTGCAAAGCGACTAAATGAGATCCTAGTTGAAACAAGGCTTCAGGGAATCAAAGACGAAAACGAAAAGGCAAGAGCGGAATTAATTGCACAGCAAGAGCAGGAACTAGCGGATCTAGCAGAAGATACCAAGCTAAGAGCAGACCAAAAACTAGCTATTCAAAAGCAACTTGAGATTCGAAACAAACAAGAACTCGATGCCCTTGAATTGACATTTGCAGAAGCGGATGCCATCAAAAAACTTGATGAATTAGATGCCCAAATGAAAGAGGCAGATGATGATTTAATGTTAGAAAGAAGTCTGCTAGATCAAAAGGATGCGCTACTAAAAGAGTACTACGATAAAAATTTAATTTCAGATATTGAATATACGCAAGGAATAAAAGAAAATTCAGATGCACGAATAGCCATAGACAAGGCTGAATACGATTTAAAAATATCTCAGGCACAGGCTGCTTCTCAATTACTTGCATCACTATCTGAACTTGCAGGTAAACAAACAGCAGCGGGAAAGGCCTTGGGAATTGCTTCTGCTTTGACAAATACCTATGTCGGTGTTACTGAAGCACTATCTGCAAAGTCTGTCCTTCCTTCCCCTTTTGATGTGGTAGCGAAAGTTGCAAACGTAGCAACAATTCTAGCAAGTGGATTGAAAGCAGTTAAGGCAATCACAGCCGTACAAGTACCGGGCGGTGGTGGTGGTGGAGGGGCTGTTTCAGCACCTAATATTTCAGCAACTGCACCGGGTGTAGGTGGTCAAGTACCTACGATTGGATCTAGTCCTGTTACCGCTTTGGGAACTGTGATGCAAAACCAAACACCAATCAAAGCCTATGTGGTAGAAAGTGAAGTGACAGGCACTCAAAAGCGAGTTGCTGATATTGAACGAAGGGCAGGATTTTAATACTTAGAGATATGGATAAATTACCACTTTATAAAATGTTTATCGCTGACGATATTGATGGCGAAGAAGAAGTTGATTTTGTAGCCTTGGTGGAAAGCCCTGCAATCCAGAGAAACTTTCTAGCATTTTCTGAGCAGTTTGTAGAGCCTAGCCAAGGGGAAAGCAAAGAAGACTTTCTTCCTAGATGCATTGAGTACATGATCAATGAAGGGAAGGAATCCGATCAAGCGGTAGCTATCTGCTCAAGTCAATGGGAAGGTAGATTCCAAGAAGATTCCTATAATGACTACCCACAGAGCGCAAAGGATAATGCAGAACGGGGAATCCGTTTGAATGAGGCTATAGGGAATAGATGCGCTACTCAGGTTGGCAAGGTTCGGGCACAACAGATCATGAACGGTGAAAACCTTTCAATGGACACGATCAAAAGAACCTATTCTTATTTGAGCAGGGCTGCCGAGGATTACAATCCAGATGACACAGAAGCTTGCGGAACTATCAGTTATCTTCTTTGGGGTGGTGAACCTATGCTTAGATGGGCAGAAGCTAAAATTAATCAAGAACAATTCAGCACACACCTATCCTTCGCAGTTCAGGATGAAGATCAAAGAATTGTTTCTGGGCCTTTGATGATTGCAGATCTACCGATCTACAGAAGGGACGAAGATGGGGAGTACTATGTGATGTTTACCGGGGAGCAGATCAAGAAGATCGTGCAGCGGTTTTTCAAAAAAGGATATCAGGCAAAGGTCAACATTGAACACGGCAAGAAGGCGGATGGGGTATACATGTTTGAAAGCTACATCATTGACAGGGAAAGAGGGGTAAACCCTCCTACAGGATTTGAAGATGTTGCGGATGGATCTTGGTTCGGTTCCTTCAAAGTTGAAAATGACAAACTCTGGGGAGAAGTAAAAGCAGGGACTTTCAAAGGCTTTAGCGTGGAGGGTTTGTTTCGTTACGAAAAGGCAGGAATGATCGTGCAAAAAGAAGAGCAAATCATGGCACAGATTTTTAAAATTTTGAGTCAAATTGAACAAAATTAACTAACTAAATATTTACAATTATGAACGCAAAAGAAGCACTAGTACAGATTAAGCAACTTCTGTTCTCAGAAGAAGAAAAGAAAGCAGCCTTCGCTTTGGTAGAAGGTAAGCTAGTAGACGGTACAGCCGTTGCATACGATCTTGAGTCAGGTGATATTTTCGTAATTGGTGAAGATGGGGTACAGATCCCTGCACCGGTTGGAGAGCATCAACTAGAAAGCGGTGAAATCGTAATCGTAACTGAAGCAGGTAAAATAGCTGAGGTTAAAAGCGGTGAGCCAAAGGTAGAAATCGAAATTGAAGCAGCGGAAGTACCAGCGGAAGAGCCTAAGAAGGATGAGGCTATGGCCAAATTTGAAGAGGCTATGGGATACCTTGAGAAAAAGGTAGAAGAACTAAGCGCAAAGGTAAAGGCGATGGAAGAAAAAGCAGAAGATGTAAAAGAAGCAGTAAAACTATCTGCTGAAGTTCTTGAATCATTTGCAAAAGAGCCAAGCGACAAAGCAATCACTGCTCCTAACCAATTCGCTAAGCAATTAAAAACAGAAAAAAACGATAGGTATAACAACCTTCAAAAAGCATTTTCAACACTTAAAAAATAAACGACAATGGCATTAGACCTTTCAGCATTAACTAACTATGTAAAGGAGAACGAATTGCAGTTGACTTCAGCTGCTATCTTCTCAGCAAAAACCGCTTCTTTGATCGAAGCACTTGGCAACGTACAAGTGGGTATCAAATCTGCGGAGACTATTAACATCATGACTACAGACGCTATATTCCAAGCAGGCGGTACTTGTGGTTTTAACTCTTCTGGAACTACTACAATCACTCAGCGATTGATCACAGTAGGAAAAATCAAGATTCAGGAAAGCATCTGCCCTAAAACTTTCGAAGCTAAGTACACCCAAAAGGCACTTAGAGAAGGATCTACTTATGACTACATGGCTTATGCACAAGAATATTCTGCTCAGAAAGTAGAAAGAATCGGTGCTGCTCTTGAGACTGCAATTTGGCAAGGTGATACAGGATCTGGAAACGCTCAATTGAACAAGTTCATGGGCTTCGGTACTATCATCAATGCCCTAGGCTTTGGTGGTGCAGGTGATCCTATCAATGGAAACTCTGCCAATGTTACTACCTTGACTACTTCAACTGTAATCGCAGCAGTAGATGCAGTATTTGCTGCCCTTCCTGCTGAATTGTTGGACAAATCAGATGTAGTGATCTTTGCAGGTAATGATACCTTCAGAGAGTATGTACTTGCTTTGAGAAACGCTAACTTGTTCCACTACCCTGTAGATGCAGCTAACATGGAACTAGTAGTACCGGGAACAAACGTAAAGTTGATTGGTGTAAACGGATTGAACGGAACTGATTACCTAGTAGGTTTGAGCATGAGCAACATGTACCTTGGTACTGACCTTTTGAACGAGCAAGATCGCTTCGAACTGTTCTATGCCAAGGAGGCAGACGAAATGAGATTCGTAGTAGAATTCAAACTAGGTGTACAACTTGCCTTCCCTGACCAAGTAGTGTTCTGGAAGAAGTACGTTGCACCTTAAATAAAATCGGGGAAGATGGTGGCGTCTTCCCCTTCACTTATTAAATAAAATATAAATATGCCTTGTGCCTTAACTCAAAGTTATACGCTTGATTGCAAAGATAGCGTAGGCGGTTTAACCGCAGTGTACTTTGCACCTTATGAAGATTTGGCTACAGTAACCATAGCAGCAGGAGTAGTGACTACTTTGACTATGGACGCTACCAAGAGATTCTACAAGTACGATCTTGTGAAAGAATCTTCTAACTTCGCAGAGGCTGTAAATACTAACGTGCAGAATGGTACTATTTTCTACGCTCAGACTCTCGAAATTATCCTTAACAAATTGCAGGTAAACACCAGAAACGAAATCGTTCTTTTGGGAAAAAACAGACTTGCAGTAATTGCTACAGATAATAATGGAGAGAATTGGTTCTTGGGTGTTGGAAATGGTTTGGATCTAACAGGTGGAGGAAGTGCTTCAGGTACTGCCTTCGGTGATAGATCAGGATACACTTTGACCTTTACAGGTAACGAGAAGGAACTTTGTCCAAAAGTGACAGCAGTCATCCCGATTACCTAATATATTTGGTTTATAGGTTAGATGTGAAAGCACCCTCGATTCTGGGGGTGTTTTTTTTTGTGTACATAGTTTAGGTTTTTATATTTCTAGTTATGATCGCAATACCACAGGGGGCTAATTCTTCTATTTATGTAACCCTTACAGATAAGAGGGAAACAAGTAGCAATGTCTACATCTTCAGGTTTAACCATGAGGTAACCAATGAGGAAGTGACCTTGACCTTAACGGATATTAGCACATTCAAAGATCGAGTATCAAAATTTGCAATCACCACAGCAAACTTTGAGAATAGAACCATCGGATTCTGGAGGTACTATGTGACCCAATCAGGAAGCGGTGCTGAAATTATCGCTACGGGAAAAATGCAATTGACGGCACCTAACTTAAGCACAGCCGGGGTAATAAGATATAACGGTTATAATGGTGACTATAAAACCTATACCACAACATGATAAAATTCCTAAAATTTGATGAAGTGCCTTTACCTATTTACAAGGAAGTAAAAGGGAAAGATTACATTTTTTATGGTGAGCGGAATGACTACCCAAACTACCTGCTCAGGATCTACAATAATAGCGCAAAGCATAACGCAATTGTAACCGGGAAGGTAGATTACATCTGCGGAAACGGGTGGACTGTGAAGGCTGAAGATGAAATGCAGAAGGCAAAAGCCTTTGGTATTATTGACAAGGTAAACACCAAGCGAGAAAGCCTAAATGAGGTCACTAATAAGCTTGTGACTGACCTAACTATTTTTGGAGGATATTATCTACAGGTCATATGGACTAAGGGCACAGGCGAGATCGCAGAACTTTACCATGTGGATTACTACAAAGTAAGAACGAACTCAGATAATAGCGAGTTTTATGTATCTGACAATTGGCTGAAGAATGATAACGTAAACCCTAGACCAGACTACGAAACCTACCCGGCATTTGATCCTAACAATCCAACAGGATCGCAGATACTTTACTTCAAAGAATATCGTGCAGGGGTGAATACCTATTCCCTTCCTGATTACCGGGGTGCGATATCCTATATTGAACTTGATATCTCGATAGGTGAGTACCACCTAAACACCATAAATAATGGGATGTTCTCAAGTAAGCTGATCAACCTTAACGGGGGAAAGGTAAGCCAAGAGGAAGAAGATAGAATTGAGCGACAATTCCAGAACAAGTTCAGCGGATCTAAAAACGCAGGTAAGTTCATGCTAGCTTTTAACGATAGCAAAGAGAATGAGCCGTCTATAATTGACCTATCAGGAACTGAACTTGATAAGCACTTCGACCTTTTAAACTTAACTGTTCAAACTGAAATTTTTAGCGGTCACAAGATCACAAGCCCTATGCTATTCGGCATAAAAACCGAAGGCCAACTAGGAGGCAGATCTGAAATGCGTGAAGCCTACCAGCTATTCCAGAACACCTATGTAAATGCAAAGCAGCGAGCACTTGAGGAAGTGGTAAACTACCTATTTAAGTTTAACGACATCATCGCTGATCTTGAATTAAAACCTACAGAGCCTATCTCTTTTGAATTCTCAGAAGCGATTATCTCAGCCAACATGACTCAGGATGAAATCCGAGAGAAGCTAGGCCTTGCACCTATCGAAAAGAAAGAATCAGCAGGAACTCAGGACATCATCAACTCATTGAACAGCCTATCCCCTTTGATCGCTACCAAGGTAGTGGAGAGTATGGATGTAAACGAACTTCGCAGCTTGATTGGATTGCCTAATAGAAATGATATAGTAACCCCGGCAAATATCAGCCAATCAAATCCTCCTTTGCCTGCCCCTGTAGAAACTATTCAACTTTCATGTAGCCACACAGAAAAGGATGATGAAATCCTAAGCTACTTTGAAGGAAAAGGGGTAAGCAAAAGCAAGTTTAAAATCATCCAAAATGACAGGCTAGTTTTTAACAGCATGGATGAATTTGTAAAGCAGGATCTATTCGCTGAATACCTTTTGAATGAGGTGCAGAAAAAAATCATAACTCAGATCCAAAGAAATGAGAATGTGACCGTGCCACAAATCGCCAAGGCGGTAGGCATAGATGAAGCATCTGTGATCTCAAGAATCAATACCTTGATAGATGATCAGGTACTAGTAGAAAAAATCAGCCGTGAAGGATTAATCACAAGATCTGTAACTAGAACAGGGGAAGCAGCTATCAAAAGGCTTCAACCTGTGACTTCATTCAAGGTGCTATACAGCTATGAAGAAAGGCCAAACGTACCAGCAGCAGCTAGCGGAAGCCGTCCCCTTTGCGAGAAACTATACAAGGATGGAGACAGCCTTTTATTTACCCGTGAAGAAATTCAAAACATCTCAAACCAACTAGGCTATTCCGTTTTTCAGCTTTGCGGTGGATGGTACACGAACCCAAATACAGGGGTAAGGACACCATTCTGCCGTCATGAGTGGAGACGCAATGTAGTAGTAGAAAAGACATCACGATGAGCGCAAATGTATTAATGATTTCGGAGCAATCCTTCAAGGATTTCACCGTAGCTTCCGCAAATATTGACCTGAAGAACGTAACTCAGGTGATCAAGATGACGCAAGATAGGTACATCCATCCCATATGTGGGACTGCGCTTTATGATAAGATCCTTTCTTTGATCGTAGCGGGTACCATTACAAGCGGAGGAAATGCGGTTTATAAGACCTTGTTAGATGACTACCTAACAGACACCCTGTTTAATTACGTTCTGGGTGAACTGCCTATGGCGATGCAGTACAAGTTCGTAAATAAGGGAGTAGTAAAGCGCAAATCAGAGAACATCACAGAACCAACCTTTGCAGAATTGCAGAGCATAAGCCAATACTACAAGGGATACGCTGAATGGTATGCGGAAAGATCTATCAATTACTTGACCGCAAACAATACACTCTATCCTGAGTACTTGAATCCGGGCAGCGATGTTACTACGATTCAGCCTGTGAGCAATCAATACAAAGTAGCTATCAATTTAGGCCGTGGTGACTATGAAGATTACAGGCCATATTCTGAAAGATACCAAGGAAATCGATACAAAAAACCATTCTAAAAATGGCCTACTCGAAAAACGAAAAGAAACTAAAAGAATTCTTAAGCAAGCAAGATGACCCTAGCAAATCTAGTAGCAAAACTAAAAGCAATCCAAGAAGCGCATCCGATGATCCGGACGTTCGGAGAGGGTGATATTTATGACTACACAGATAACGGGGGTGAAATTGTCTACCCTGTTTTTTGGACAGTTGTAAGGCCTTCGCAGTATTCAAATACTACTATGCGATATCGCTTGGTGCTTCTGTTTGCGGATCTCTTGACTGAAGATAAAAGCAATAGGCTTCAGGTTCAAAGCGATCAGCTTTTAGTAGCATTGGATGTTTTGGCAAAATTAAAACTAGATAATACCTACTCATTTAATACACCTCCACAGGCATCTGTAGAATTCTTTCAGGAACGCTTTGATGACTTTGCAGCCGGGGTAAGTATTGACATAGAAATAACTGCTCCTATTCCTTTGAACCTTTGTCAAGTTCCAACTAATTAAAGAGATGAATATATTGAAAAGCGATGAACTCGGAGTACCCTCCACCTTCTTGGCAATGTTTGCCAATGTCACGGCTATGGCTGGGCTTCAATTTGTAAACGTAGTTTTTACATCCATTATTTCTATTCTTTCAATTATTTATTTGGGTTATAAGTTACGGGCAGAAATAAAGAAAAGCAATGGCAAAGGCTAAGGCAGTAGCGCAGATCAAAATTAGCTTCGGTAAAAGGAGAAATGGAAAGGCAAAAAAGTCCTATTCAAAAAGTTTAAACAAGCCTAAAAAATACAGGGGACAAGGCAGATGAAAAACTTCTTTAAATGGGCAAAAGGATTTCTATCTGAAAGTGGTGAAGCTTCTAGCAAAAGGCTAGTAGGTGTAATTAGTGCAATTGCTTTATCCTATACTCTTATCAGAAATCAAAACGAACCTTTAGTCTATTCAGTAGCTGCCCTGTCTGCTGCTGCTTTGGGGATCACGGCTGCCGAAAAGATATTTAAAAAACCTACAGACAAAAATGAAAATCAGTCCCCATCTTAATCTTGCTGAAATCACCAGAAGTGACACAGCCAAGAGACACGGAATAGACAACACCCCAACGGCAGAGCATCTTGAGAACTTCAAGCTGCTTGCAGATAAGGTATTCGAGCCTATCCGGGAACACTTCGGGGTACCTATTTTTATCTCGAGTGGGTACAGATCAAAGGCTTTAAATGCTTTCATAAAAGGTAGCGCATCGTCTCAGCATTGTAAGGGGCAAGCCATAGATATCGATATGGATGGAGGGAATGGAGAAGTGACCAACAGAATGGTATTTGATTTCATAAAAAATAAGCTAGACTTTGATCAATTGATTTGGGAGTTTGGCACAGACTTTAACCCTGATTGGGTTCATGTCTCATTCGTGAAAAGCGGAAACAGAAAGCAAAAGCTAAAGGCCGTTCGGTCGGGAGGCAAAACAACCTATATACCCATTTAATGGAACTAACCAAAATTGCTAGGAATGTTCACAGCATTTCTTTAAGCAAAGAAGAAAATCGTGTAGCCTTACTTTCGGATTTACACTGGGATAATCCTAAGTGCGACCGGGTAATGCTGAAGCGACATTTAGATTATTGCCTTGAGCAGAATATTCCGGTCTTCATCAATGGAGACCTTTTCTGTTTAATGCAAGGGAAGGGAGACAAAAGGGGAAACAAAAGCGACATTTTACCTGAGCATAACAATGCCAAGTACCTTGACTCAATTGTGGAAACTGCCGTAGATTGGTTCAGCCCTTATGCATCTATCTTGACTGTGATCGGGTACGGTAATCACGAAACCTCGATTATAAAATATCAAGAAACCGACATCCTCCAGAGATTTGTAGATCTACTAAATTACAAAAACAAAAGCCAAGTTTATGTGGGTGGATATGGTGGGTGGATTGTTTTTAAATATGAATTAAGGCATAGCACTTCTATGAGCAAGACTATGAAATATTTTCATGGGAGCGCAGGCGGTGGCATTGTTACTCGTGGGGCAATCAACTTGACTAGGGCACTAGAAATTTATGAGAACATGGATATATTTGTAATGGGTCACATCCATGAAAATTCATGCCGTAATGATGTCCGGGATTCTTTGCATTACAATCAAGGTAAGCGAGTCTATGAACTTGAGCAAAGGCAGATTCACCTAGCCATAACCGGTACATACAAAGAAGAATATGGAGATGGGTCTCAGGGATGGCACATAGAAAGAGGAGCACCGGTTAAACCTGTAGGTGGCAGAATTCTAGTCTTTAATGGCAGAAGGGTTGTTAAGGATGGAGCAGAAAATTATGACTTATTAATCGACTCAAATAAATTCCCACTATGAAAGCAATACTAGAATTTGATTTGCCTGAAGATAATACAGATTTTCAAGCAGCTATTAACGGGCACAATTACAAAAGTGCCATCTGGGACTTTGATCAATTGCTAAGATCGGAACTAAAATACAAAGAACTAAGTGACGAAACTTACAAGGCTTATAAATGGTGCCGTGAAGAACTTAGAAAAATACTAGAGCAGGACAATTTATTCATAGAGCAGTAATGGAATTTTCTACAGACAACCAAAAAATTCAGATAGCCATCCTATCCTTTATTGCAGGGGTGATCCTAGCTTTTGTGGTGTACCCTAGACCAGAGCAGGAGACCGTATACAAGTTTGAAACGAAGGTAGAAAGTGACACAATTTACACTCAAGTTCGGGACACAGTTTATGTGCCGAAAATGTGGATAAAATCACAGATTCTTAGGGATACAGTCCTAATAAATTATCAGCCTAAAATTAGCCTGTTTAAGGCCTCCATTCCTTCGGAGTATGGAAGTACCCATGTGAGCGGTGAAGTCCTTGGAGAAGTCCTAAAAATGACTGCTACGAATGATTTCAAGATTCCTGTGGTGACCAACACTATAACCGAAACAAAAACAGAGACAATTATCAAAAAGCCCAAGGGGATCTACCTAGGTGCCGGGGTTAATTCCCTTCTTGATCCTAGCGTAAAAGTTTCCTATCTGGACAATAAATATTTATTTCAATACGGATATCAACCCGTGACAAAAATTCACAGCTTGGGGATATCTAAAAAGCTTTTTTGATATGTGGATTGAAATCGATGTAATGCTAGCAGGTAGCACGATGGACTGGAAAGAACTAGGCCTAGAAGTTAAGCATGAATTTGTTAGGCGCATGGTTAGGATAGAGGATATCGCCTATGTGCAGGAGTTGGTGAATGATATACAGGTCATGTACTTTTATGATAAAACCTCCTGCCTGATTCGGGGCAGTTACCAAGAAATCCGGGATGAACTGCTTCACCTTGATCAGGAAGGGCAGCTAGACTAATTCGGTTTTTTTCCGAATAAGTGCATGAATTTTTACCAAGTGTAGACAAGTTGTCTACAGTTCTATTCCTTTTTTTTGAGTATATCCTGAAGCTGATTCCAGATCTGTGACTGGGTATCACCCCAATACATCTCACAGCCATCCTTAGTAAATGGTGGGGTCATGAAGTACGATTGATAGTCTCCCGGCTTAGCGGTAAACCTGTAGCATCCTTCTCTGTAGGGACAATTTGTCCCCATGCACATCGTAATATCAGGCATAATTATTCATTCATTAGTTTATTTTTTCTCTTTAATGCGTAGGATATCTTACATTCTACCCCCTTTTTGTAAACTCTATTTAACTTTATCCTGAATCTTGAGCAGGACTAGGTAGCCTATAAGATCATTAATGACATCTTCATCATCCTTTTCAAGGCTGCCATTCTTTATTCTTTTAAGTTTGTCATCTATCCTGACCAGTAGTCCTTCTTTTGCGGACAACTGACTGAACACACCCAAGGGTTGAAGGGCAGAATTGCCGTACTTCAGATTTTTGTTGATAAGCATTTCACGAATGCTCAGAAGATAGGCTGATACTTGAAAGGAAAAATCATCCATAGATAGGAATTCTAGTTTTTCAAAAGTTTTCATAGAAGAAAGGATTACCCTACCTGTTCATGAAAATCCCTGAAGGATCTAAACCTATCCCCTTTCAGGTATTGACTGCTTTGGAACTTTGACTTTCCCTTCTTGATCAGGAAGCCATCTTCAAACAAAACGTAGAACTCATTCTCTGCTATTACTTGATTGATAGAAATGTAATCTATCCACCATTCCGTAGGCTTTCGGTTTTCGTCTATGACTCTTGAGGCTTTGCCGTATCCAAAGGGGTTTAAGATCTCTGATTCTTCCATTTTTTTATCTGCAAGTTATAGGGATAAAAAGATAGGCTTGAAAAAAATCTCACTTTTTGTCGAAAATATTTTTTAAAACTCTTTTTTATTTCATTTATAAGTTAGATATTTGACTCAACAAACAAGGACATCTAACCTAAACCCCAAAAAAAATGCCTTACATCGACAAAAATCAAGTAGCAGAAATCAGAAAAGATCTAAAGTCAACTTTTCCAAATTTCAAATTTTCAGTAACCCGTAGCGATTACAGCGGAGTTCGAATTGTGGTATTATCAGGAGACATCGACTTTGGTTTTGATTACAGATCGATTAACATTTACCACGTAAGCAGCCATTACCAAGGCGAACAACTTGCTTTTTTAAAGCTAATTGTGGACTACGCTAGAAAGGATCAGTATATAATGGTAGAGGATGGCGATTACGGAAGCGTACCTAATTATTACGTTAATCTACACGTAGGAGATTGGGATAAGCCTTACAAATTTATCAAGTAAATAAAAGCCCTTCGGGGCTTCACTTTAAACCTAAAAAAAATGAACTACGAAACAGAAAACTTCTTCGATCAAGAGATCACATTTACCTACGAAGGTCAAGACTACCTTTGGATAGGTGACTACACCATTGAACACACCGGTGAAGATGAAAGCGAATTTGCCCCTGCCTATGGTGAGATGGAAATCACCATCGAGTACACTAGAAGCTTGTCATCCTATGAGCATGGCTATGAGGTAATCCCTACCCGGTCTATGCTGATGGAACTAGAACTAGAAATTGAAAGAAACTATTAACCAAATAAACAAACCAAATGGAAAGATCACCAAGTATTCAAAACCTCACCCAAGGACTAGCCAAGTTTCACGCTATGGTCGGGCGCATCAGCAAAGATGCAAAGAACCCCTTCTTCAAGTCAAACTACGCAAGCCTTCCGCACATCATCACAGAGATCTCTGAACCAATGGAGAAGGCAGGGCTAGTCATCTCACAGTTCCCCGATGGGGATGGTCTCACTACTATGCTGATTCACGCAGATAGTGGTGAGTATTTATCGGCTACCTACACCTTGCAAGTAGTACGGCAAAATGATCCACAGGCTCAGGGTAGTGCCTTGAGTTATGCTAGGAGATATGGCTTGACTTCAGTCCTGAACCTAGCCATCTCAGATGATGATGCAGAGGCAGCCATGAAGCCCTTGAGACAATCACCTCCACCTGCTAAGGTAGCACCTACAGAAGCGCAGTTCGCAGGGATAGTGCAGTACTTGAATGGCACACCTGATCAGCAGAAGACAGCCAAGGAGGCACTGAAAAAATACACGTTAACCAAAGATCAAACAGATACCCTAGACGGACTACTATGAACTTATATGAAATCACACAGGAGGCGCAGTATCTAGCTGCGCTTCTTGAAACTGAAGAACTCACACCTGAACTAGAAGCAGAACTTTTAATCAATCAGG